CCCCAACGACCATGTCGCCGATGAGGTGGCCGCCGACATTTATTGGATGGAGGAACGGCTGAGCGGCGGTGCGGACCCCACCGCCTTCGGATCGAACAATTCGGGCATGGGCGTCGGCGGATCGACGCTGCATTGGGGCGCTTTCTGTCCACGGCCCGACCCGCGCGACCTGATGCTGAAGACGTTGACCGGCCAGGGCGCGGATTGGCCCATCCCCCATGCCGAGCTGACCGCCTATATCGAGGAGGTCGAGGATTTCACCGGCGTCTCCGGGCCCGCTCATTATCCCTGGGACGACACGCGCCGCTATGCCTATCCCCCCGTGGCACGCAACGCATCGGCCGATGCGATGGCGCGGGGCTGCGCGGCGCTGGGCATCACCGCGACCGACGCGCCCGCCGCACTGGTTTCCCGCGACCGCGACCAGCCGCATTGGGGGCAGCGTCAGGCGTGCGTGAACTGCGGCACCTGTCATCAGGGATGTAGGAATGCGTCCAAGACCAGCATGGATACCAGTTACCTCCCCTATGCCGTGGCGCACGGGGCGGAGGTTCGGTCCGAATGCCGTGTCCTCTCCCTCGATCGCGATCATGCCGGGCGGATCGCTGCCGTGGTCTATCACCAGGGGGGCGAGGAACGCCGCCAGCGATGCCGCGCTGTATTCCTGTGCGCGGGCGGCGTGGAAACGCCGCGTCTGCTGCTCAATCTCGATCTCGCCAATTCCAGCGGGCAGGTCGGGCGCAACTTCATGGCGCATGTCGCCACCCAGGTCTGGGGTCGGTTCGACGACGATATGCGGATGAACCGGGGCTATCCGTCGTCGCTGATTACCGAGGACATGATGCGTCCCGCCGAAGCGGGATGTGCCGGTGGGTATCTGATCCAGAGCCTGGGCGTGTTGCCGGTCAACCTCGCGACAGGGCTGGCGCGCGGGGCGGGGCTCTGGGGGGAGCGGCTACAGCATCTGCTCTACGGCTATAACCGCATGGCCGGGATCGGCATCAACGGCGAATGCCTCCCCCATGACGACAATCGCCTGACCCTGTCGGACGAGCGGGATGGCTTCGGTCATCGCAAGGCACGGATCGACTTCAGCTATCATGACAATGAACGGGCGATCGATGCGCATTCCCGCCGGACGATGACCGCGATCTGGGCGGCGGCGGGGGCGCAGGACATTTTCGCGGTCGATCGTTCGGCGCACACCATCGGCACATGCCGCATGGGGGAGAAGGGCGACGAAGCGGTGGTCGATGCCGATGGGCGCAGCTTCGACATTCCCAACCTGCTGATCTGCGACAATTCGATCTTCCCCAGCGCGCTGGCCGCCAACCCCGCGCTGACCATCATGGCCCTGTCGCTGCGCACTGCGGATCGCTTTCTGGCATCGGGGCAATAGCGGCGGAGTGACGTGACGCTCAGGCGGCGCCGATGATCAGCGTGATCCGATCCCCCGCCCGTGCCGTGAAGCGCAGGCCGTCCGCCTCGCTACGCGTGGCGACGGCCACCCCGCCCCGGGTCGCGGCACGCAGGCGACGACCGGCGGGCAGGCGTACCCGAAACTCTCCGCCGTGCGCGGACAGCAGTTCCGCCTGCTCCAGCATCCCCGCCGCCCAGCGCTGATCGACGGTCACCCCGCCGCGCGCGCGCAAGCCACGGACGCTTCCGTCCCGCCAGGCCGGGGGCAGTGCGGGCAACAGCGCGATCGCGCCGTCATGGCTTTGCAACAGCATCTCGGCGATGGCGGCGGTGATGCCGAAATTGCCGTCGATCTGGAAGATCGGCCCCTTGTTCGACGGGTGGGTGTCGAACAGATTGTCGAGCGTACTTCCCTTGAAAAAGGCGTCGATCGACCGGCCGGAGCGGCCTGCATCCCCCATCCGCGCCCAGATGCAGGTCGCCCAGGCGCGGCTCCATCCCGTCTGCGCCCCGCCATTGTCCTCGCGACGCTGCATCGAGGTCGCCACCGCCCTGGCCCATTGCGGCGTGTGGCGGGGCGTGAACTCATCGCCGGGATAGAGCGGATAGAGGTGCGAGATATGGCGATGGCCAGGCTCGGCCTCGGCGAATTCGCGCGACCATTCGAGCAACTGCCCCTGGCTGCCGATCCGATAGGGCTCCAGCCGCCCGAGCAGCCCGCGCAGCCGGGTCGCGAAGGCCGCGTCGGTGTTCAACAAATCGGCGGTCGCGATGCAATTGGCGAACAGCTCGCGGGTCAGCGCCAGATCCATGGTGCAACCCGCGCTGATCGACGCCTTCTTGCCGTCGGGGGCCAGAAACTCATTCTCGGGCGAGATGGACGGCGCGGTGGTCAACCGACCGCTCGCCGGATCGGCGACCAGCCAGGCAGCGCAGAACTCCGCAGCGCCGCGCATCAGCGGCCAGGCCCGTTCCCGCAAAAAGGTCAGGTCGCCACCGAAACGATAATGCTGCCACAGATGCTGCATCAGCCATGGTCCACCCATCGGCCAATTGGCCCAGACCGGCGTCGCATCGCCCTCGCCGACCGGGTTCGCCATCGCCCAGATGTCGCTGTTATGGTGCAGGCACCAGCCGGGCATGCCGTAATAGCTTTGCGCGACGCGGCGACCGCGCACCGCGACATGCTCGATCCAGTCGAACAGCGCGCCATGGCAATCAGCGAGATTGGCGACCTCGGCGGGCCAATAGTTCATCTCGGTATTGATGTTGGTGGTGTGATTGCTGCTCCAGGGCGGTCGCACCTCGGCATTCCAGATGCCCTGAAGGTTGGCGGGCTGGGTGCCGGGGCGCGAGCTGGCGATCAACAGGTATCGGCCGAAATGGAACAGCAGCGCGGCCAGTCCCGGATCGCTGACCCGCTCATTCGCCGCGCGGCGCTGTGCGGTGGTGCCCTGCGCCTCTCCCGCCAGCCGAAGCTCGGCACGGCGATAAAGCGCGCGATGGTCCGCAACATGCGCCGCGCGAAGGGCGGCATAGCTCTTGCCCCGCGCAGCCGCCAAGGCGGCGACCGCCTTCGCCTCGATGGTCGCGATCGGCAGGTCGGGTGGCTGGTCGAAACGGCGAAAGCCGGTGGCGGCGGCGATGCGGATCTCGACGCTGCGCGCGCCGCGCACCGCGATGGTCTCGCCCGATGGGCTGGCACGCCCGCCCTCCGTCGCGATTTCGGCCACCGCCGCGAACATCATGCCGCGTCCGGCCGCATCGTCATACCGGATCGGATCGGCCACTTGCTGATAATTGGGCGCGGCATAGGCCGGGGCCTTGCCATGCAGGATCAACCGATGGCCCTCGGCGCGCGCTGATCCGCGCAACAGGGTGGACAGCGACAGGTCCGCATCGATCGTCCCATCCTCCGCCGTCAGCCGCACGACGACCAGTTGCGCGGGATGCGATACGAACACCTCGCGCCTGTGGCGCGTCCGGCCGGCGGTATAGGCGACACCGATCACCGCCTGGTCGAGGTCGAGCTCGCGCCGATACTCGTTCACCGCCCCGCCCCCCGGCAGCGCGATCACCAGATCGCCGAGCGGCGCATAGCTGTTGGAATAGGGGCCTTGCAGCCGCTTCGCCCGTTCGTCGGCGGCGTGATAATCGCCCGCCAGCGTGGCCTGGCGAACGCCCGGCAGCGCGGCCTGGCCCTCGGAACTGGTGTCGGGGGTCGGATAGCCCGACCACAAGCTGTCCTCGTTCAGCGACACGATCTCGCGATCCGTCCCGCCGCGGACCATCGCGCCCAGCCGTCCGTTACCAACCGGAAGACCCTCCACCCAGCGAGTCGCGGGGGCATCGAACCACAGGCGATGCGAGTCGTCGGCGGCCACCGGCTGCGCGAGCAACGGCAGGTTGCCGAGCCCACCCGCAGCGGCCGCAAACGCCCCTGCCCCCAGCACGCCCCGCCGCGTCAGATCGGTCGACATCCCGCCCCCTCAATCGCCTGTATGAGATTCACTGCTCGTCGATGACGGTGACCCATTTAACGCCATGAAGAAAGAACGAATTTTCGACATGTCTCGGGCGACAGATGCATCATGAACAGGCGGCCAACGGCCATGATCGGGGACCCGATCATCGTTCGGCATTTCACCGGGGATGATCAGGTGGCTCGCCGTCCCCTGTTTCATGCTGGCCTTGCCTTCTGTTAATGACAGATGTTCAAAAGGACCCTATTGGGGCCGAGTCGGGCGCAACTCCCTAACGGCGTTCGACCGCAGGGCCTGCTTCTTCTCCCAACTGGCAGGCCCTGCATTCTCCTATTGCTCCGCAACCGATACCGAATGGAACGAAGCCTGCCGCAAGGCCGTCGTGATGCCAGGTCGCGCCGTTCGGATTCATCGATCACCCCCGGGCGGCGCGGCTCGCAAAGCATGGCGCCCGGTCCGAAGCGTTTCGCGGCGGATGGTTGGCGGCTTGCCAAATTTCCCATTTACGCCGCGATTCCATCGGCTAAACTTTCGAAGGAAACCCATATGATGATGGAGCCAGCCAATGCGGACCTCTCCTGACCAAGCGCGGCTGGCGCAGATAGAGGCGCTGCTTCAAGAGGCTCTGGCGCTCTTGGATGAGCAAGGCCTGTCGGTCGCTGCCGCGCATCTCGACGGGGTAATCCAAATGGTCGAGGCCGCGTCAGTCGGAAACGGGCACATCATACGCTGAGGCGAGCATCCGCTCCATCTTCGATATGCCAAGATGGGTGAATTGCACGTTCCGGCCGATCTTCGAGCCGGGTTCAAGTACACCCTGATCGGTCAGGTGGTTCACCCACCGCGTGACGATATGGGGCGGCAATTTGCTTTCGGCGGAAATCTCCGGGCTGCCCACGATGCGCCCTTCCGCCTCCGCCAGATAGATGCAGTTCAGAATATCGCCGAGCGGGCTGATCGCGACATCGACGCCAAATTCCTCCCGTCGCACTTCGCGCAACCGACGCACGCGCAGAGCCATTTCCCATAAGCGCGCCGGGGGAAGTTCACGCCCGACCTCGTTCCAGAACAAGGTGCTGACCAGCCGATCGGGATTATCAAAGCGCGAGACGTAGAGATTGGCCGCGATCAACGAGCCATCGGGCCGGATATAGCGCTTCTGCAACCGCACCGGGGCCGCCCGCTTGATCAACGACGCGAGCATCGCGCCACTGCGATCGAGATCGTCGGGGTGGGTTATATCCTTGTAGGACATACCCAATATCTCGTCCTCGCGGCGCCCGACAAGGTCCAGAAAGCCCCTGTCCGCCTCCAGAATGAAGCCGTCGATCGTAGAGACACAATGCGCCGTCGGCATATCAAGAAGGTCCCCGCATCGCTGCAGATGACATGCCGAATTTTTCTACGTCAATGATTCAGGTCAATGACCGGCGCGTTTCCTGACGATGGCGTGGCGACAGGACGATCGGCTAGGAAATTGACCGATCATGCGCCGGTCAGAAGTCGGTCGCCGGCAACCGGACCCGCGCGAAATGCGTGTCGCCCGAAGATACGGGAGCCAGGGCTCGAAAACGCTGAATTACCAAAAAGCTAGTGACTTAAGCGAAATTTGGCGGAGCGGGAGCCCGTCGCAAGGTAGCTCAAAAACGGCTGATTTGGGCCATTTATACCGCCTCGCTTAAATATGATACCCCCACTTGTACCCCTATGCAAAAGTTCGACTACCGAACAGGAATTCGTACCTCGGCATCTCGCGGCACCGACGTTCGACCGTCCGCCACGATCTTATCCCATGCTATTCCAAGAACAAAGTAAGAACGCTATATTGGGGGTATCAGACGATTCGTAGAGGATTGACCCTATGTCCCTCACCTCCACCCTCGCCCGGCAAGAGACCTTCGGCGAATGGCTTCTTGTGCAGGTCGACAGGCACGGTCCCATCGGGGATCTGGTCAAGGCAGCGAAGGCCGATCGCAGCTTTCCCCGGCTGGGCTCCCCCGACGACGTGCGGAAGCACCTGAACAAGATGCAGGCCGACGGCGACATGTTCGAAGCCGTGGACGACGCCGAAACGGACTGGCTATGTTACTGAGCGTGGTGCCCGAAGAGGCGAACGTCGTGGCTTTCCCCCGCGAAGGCTTCATCATCGGCGACCATCTTTGCCGGTGCCCAGGTCCGAACGCCCATCAGATGTGCTTCGCGCTGGACGGTCATGATGGGCCCCACGAATGGGGTGATTGGCGCGGCTGCCGTGTTCGGATACCGGGGCCGACACGTACCGTCCCGTTCGGAGGCTTTGCATACTGATGCCAGACCAACAGCAATTCCCGCCTTACCCAGAGGTGGCCGACCTTCCAGATGGGTTGACCGAGCAGGAGCGGTACGAGTTTGCATTCCGCCTCATGACCGAGCAGGGCGACGAGATCGGAGATTATCTGTTCGCGGCAATCCATCTAGCGGAGACCCCGGATTTGATGGGTCGCTGGGCAGATATGGCTGAGTTGGTCGAGCATATCCACGGCTCGCCTATCACCCTTTCGTATCGGGCCTGCGATCGAATGGCCGCAGAACGCGCGGAACGCGACAGCTTGACCGAGACCAAGCACTAAGGGGGAGGCGAAACGCCTCCCCCTATAAGCCCGATCCCCAGCGTTGCGGCCGCAACGTTATCTGAGGAGAGCGGGAACCTGAAATTGGAGCGGCCCGACGGGGTCACACCGTCCTCGCACGCGGGGGCACCGCGCTCGTCCGCTGGACGGGCCGCAACGATCTGGTGCCCATGGTGAACGGAAACTGCAACTGGTAAAGTGCGCCCGACGTCCCCTCATATTGGAGATTCGGTTTGCGGCTCATCGACGCTATGCGCCAGGCATTCGCGGAAGCAACAGCAACAGGGCATCGGGTGGCAGCGTGGCCCCTAGACCACGCCGCCATTTCCCAATTGCGCAGGGAAGCCGACGCCGAGAATGTCGACATCTCATCGATTTCGTCACCCATTACCTTCCTGGGTGTTCCGATCGAAGAGGTTCCGATGTCGGGCACCATGCACTGGGCCATCGTGTCAGCGCATCGCAGGTACGTCCCATGCCGTCACGATGGCCGCCCAATCGATCGGCAGTGGGACATATTCGATCTGGATGCGATCGAGTCCCTCGGCGTTTTCTATGCGACGAAGGATGATGCCGAACGTGCGGCGGCGGGTCTCCAATCGGGCGAGCCGATCGGAAGGTAATTCCGCCAACCGCCCTCACGCATAGTCCGGCTTCGGATAGGGCTTGGCCGGATACCGGCACCCCCGCGCGAACCGGGGCTTGAGGAACCGCAGGTAGCGGAACTGGCGCAGGTCGTGGCGAACTGCCCGATCCTTATTCGCCAGCAGGTGCGCGGCGCGCGGAGCCTTCGCCCGCTGGCCGCCCGCCGTCATCAGCGTGTTGTGGTAGAACTCGCCGTCCAGTTCCCAGAAGATGCCGCGATGCTCCCCATGGAAGGAGAAGCCCGCCGCCTGGTAGACGGTCCCGAACAGGCCGCACCGCTCATCCGCGAACGACTGTATCCACTTCACGGTCGGCCGAACCCGGCGAATAAGCCGGATCGCCGCCGCCAGCGAACGGCTTTCGCTGTTCCGGGGTGCCTCGTCATCGAGCCACATCCGGTTCAACTCCAGATATTCGTTCATGGCGGTGCCGGTGACGACGCTGCCGGCAGATGCCGGGTTCATGGCGTAACCGAATTGCAGGACGCCGAGCAGCCGCCCGCCGATCCACACCCCGAGGTGAAGAGTGGAGCCGCGATAGACCCGGCCGCTGTAGTGGTTGGCGATGACGATCCCGTTCGCAATCTGCCGGTCGAGCAGCGCGACGTGAAAATCCCGGTCGCCGAAGCCGACGGCATCACCGCCGCCGATCGGGAAAAGATAGCCCGAGGTTTCACCGGCCGCGCCACGCGGACGCGCAAAATCGATGGCGGGCGCAGCCGCCAGAAGTAAATCCTTCACTTTTCAAGGTCCATGGATGGCCCCGCCCGGTGCACGGGTGCGGGGCGTTTGCGGCTAGGCCAGCCGCGCGTGACGGATTACAGGTCCGTCGGTTGCCGTGTTGACGCACGGCACCCCCGCTCGGCCGCTAAAGGTTGGGATCGCCAACCTTTTTGCGAACCTGCGGACGTGTTCGATTTGGGTGGCGGATCACTTCCGTCTGTAAAGCGAGGAAATCGGCCCGAAAGCCGCAGAAAACTGCCGTTTTCGCGCGCGGATCGCAGCAATGGAAATCGGAAAATAATATAGGCTTAGCCCACTTTTCGATTGACGAATGTGGGCTAAGCCTATATTTATGTGCTTGTCAGACGGCGAAGGTAACACGCCCCAGCCCGCTGACAGACCTGAAGGAAAGTGAGAATGAACCTCACAATCCGGCTCAGGATCTGGAAAGTGACCATACAGTTCACAATCCAGGCCTAAGAGCCCCCCGCCCCGGTCTCAACCACCGGGGCGGGGTAAGGTCGAAGATACGGAACCGGGTGCGACCATGCAAGGTCAGGAATTACGCGCGCTGCGCAAGAGTATGGGCATGACCCAAGGGCAACTGGCGGCGGCCCTCGGCTTTTCCCAAGGCTTCATTGGCGAAATGGAGCGCGACGAAAAGGCTATCGAGCCGCGTACCGTTCTGGCGCTGCGAGGTTTGCGTGCCGAACGCGAAGAGGATGTCACCGAACACGGCTTCCATATCGCTTATGCCGATCGAGTGGACGGGTGGAACGTCATCTTCACTCACGATGGCTGGCGGGGCGTGTTCGGCAAGAGGGAACTCGTCCTCTACGGGCACTTCAAGAGCAAGCGCCATGCAGAACGCTGGGCACGAGCGCTGGAGAAGGCCGCCGACCCTCGGCCGCAGCGCAAGATACATCGGATCGTGACGGAAGCGGTCGAGGCTTCATCGGCCGGACGATAAAACGGAAGTATAGGCAGGAGCGCCCACCTGGGCGCTCCTGCTCAGACGCCAGCAATCATCGGCTTTAGCGGCCGGATCATCGACGCCCAAATGTCATGCACCACGGCTTCGGGATGCGTGCCGTCCGTGGTCGGTGCCGTCATGAAGACCGACCCGGCCGCATGGGCGTAACTGGGCGTGATGCTGGCCGCCAGCCCAAGGGTGAAGGTGCCGTCTCCATTGTCGGTCACGGTCGAGATATTGCCCTTCATCTCGACAGAGGACGTACCCGGCTCGAAATAGGCCGCGCTGCCCACCGCCGGGGGTGTGCTGGCGGTAATCTTGACGGTCGAGGTTGCCGTCCCGGCCGCGAGCGCGGTTGCAATCTTCCCGCCGCCCGCCTTCACGAACGCCAGCCGCCCCCAGACCGGGGCTTGTCCGGTAAACTGAACATCGGCCCGCAATTCCCGCTGACCGTCGCGAAGGTCGATGACCAAAGCGAGCGGCGCGGGCAGCGTCTGAACCATCCAGTCGTTGAATGCCTCCAGCGCCACGCCCGCCGTGTAGGGGCGCGGTTCCTGCCCGTCCAAGGTGGTATAGTTCGTCGTAGACGCTGACGTAACGCGGGCGCTGATCGTGGATTGAATGATGGGGATGCCGGGGAACGTCTTGGCGAGGAAATCCCACCATGCTTGCGCCCGCGCCTTTAGCAGCGGCAAGGCCTCGTCCGGCGTCGTCGGGCTCGATATGCCGGAGAAGTCGTTGCGAAGGCCCTGGCTCCAGATATGCGTGAAGGGCCAGCGACCGCCGTTCATGTCGCGGATGGCGGCGAACAGGGCGTAGCGCTGACTAAACCGATTGCTGCCCGCCGTCACATCCATGAAATCCTCCATGGATGCGCCGTGATGCCCGAAGTTCGCGACGCCGAACGATCCCGGCCCGGACGGATCGCCCAGCCCCTTGACGATCCCGCCGACGAGCTGGCGTGCGTCGGGCCGCTGGTCGTTCTGTTGCGTGATCGAATCGCCAATCAGCAGGATCGAAGGCGTCGAGCCGTTGAACGGCACCAACACCCCATGCGGCTTGTACCCGCGTGCGCTGTCTGGCGCGCTGCCGGTGATCTGCCCGCCCGCCAAATTGCTCGACGCATAGGCGCCACCCCGTCGCCGGTATTCGCCAAAGGTCGCGTCCGCGTTCCATCCCGTGTTCCGCTTGCCGCCCGACGGGGTGGTTATGCTGACGCGGTGAAAGCCGCCAGCGAAGGCCGGGCGAGCGTCCTCAATCGCGTAACCGCCATCGGGCATGACGATCGATGCCGCGCCGCCGAACGTGCCAGCAACGCGCGTTCCGCCGCCATTCGCTGCGGTGAACGTCACCGACCCGTCGATGGTGTTGGAATTGCCCGGCGGGGTTTCGAGCGCGGTGGGCCCCGCGCTGTCGGCGCTATTGAACCCGAAGTTCAGATAGACGAACCGATGCCCGGCGGGCTGCGCCGTCATGAAGTTGTCGGACACCTCGTTCAGCGCGCCCGATGCCGGTGCATAAGCCAGCGTCGTCGTGCTGTTGCCCTGCGTCCGATAAGGCGACAGGCCGAAAACCAAGTCACCGGCCTTGGGATAGGACGCGGCGCGGGGGATCGGGATCGAGGTGAAGGTCAACGGTTCCTCGACGGCACGCTGCCCCTTGGTCGCGCGGATGACGATCGTGGACGCCTGCCCATCGGCCTGCGCCCCCGCCCCCGCGACGATCCGGCCACCCGATGCCAGCGCAAGCTGCGCAGGCGCGCTGCCAATGACGGTATAGGTCGAGCCCGTGCCGAACGGATCGGTCAGGGACGCAATCAACGCCCCCTGCGAAATAGTGGTGTAATAGGTGGACTTGCTGGCCGACAAAGTCGGCCCGCCGCCCGCGCTCCCGCCCAAGCCGACGCCCAGGCCAATGCCAAGCCCCGGCATCAGTAGAGCGCCAGCATGTCGGCGGCGGTGGTGCCGGTTGCCAGAACACGCCGGGCGCGGAACGGGATGATTGCGCCATTCGGCACATTCTTCCACGTCCGGCCCATGGTAGCGCCAGCCGGTGTGCCAACGCCAATCATGACGAGCGTCCCGCCGGTGCCGACATAGATGCCCTTCGGAATGTCGGGCAGGTCGGCCGTGTCGCTCGGGGTGAGCACTTCGGCGCGCGTCGCAGGGTTCGACACGGTGTCCGAAGTCGAGGAAAATACGTCAGCCATCGTCAGTCCTTTCGAAGGTTCGGGGTGTTGGTCGGCCAGGCGCTCCACAGCAGGCGGCGCTTCGCCTCACAGGCTGCAAGCGCGATGTCGCCATTGCGAATGGCCCGTTCGGCGTCGGCGCTAGACATGCTGCCGTCAGCCTGGATGGTCAGAGGAATTGGAAGGCACGGGTCCGCCGCCGCCTTCGGTCGATCGGGAAGGGTCGGCAAAGAGGGCGTTGCGATCCTCTGCCGCTCCCCGCACGCGGTCAGCAGCAAGGCACAAAGCCCGGCCAGCGTCGGTCTGTTCATAGCGCGTCACCGTGTCTCTGGATCGGAGGATGATGGGTTGCCGGTTGGCGAGGTCGGCGGCGTAGCCTTGTGCGGCGGTCGCCAGCCGGTCTGCGTAATCGGCCTGCGCATTCAGGCGGGCCTTGTCGGCGGCGGCGATGCTCTCGGTCCACGCGGCCCGCTCATTGGTCAGGGTCAGCCGATAATCGGCCCGCAGATAGTCGAGGCGCGTGACCCAAAGGCCCATCGCCGCGATCACCGCGAACGGCCACAGACGGAGCAACGTCGCCGCGTTCATGCCTCGTTGACCGAAAGCGGTTGCCCGGCGGCGGACAGGCGTACCGGTTTGCCGATCACGGGCAGGCCAGCGGGCCAGCGTCGCGCGACGCAACGGGCCTTCGCAATGCGGGTGGTGGTCACGGCATCGCTCTGATTGCCGCCCAGCACCCGATACGCCGTGTCATCCTCGCCGACATAGAAGCCGACGTGCCCGCCGCCCTCGCGCTCGAAGACCAGCACCGCGCCCGGCGCCAGCGCGTCGGCCGCGATCGGCTTGCCCCAGGTCGCCCACGCCTTCGCGCGGACCGCGATCGGGGGCGGGGTCAAACCGGCTTCGGCGATGCACTTGGCGACGAACAGGCCGCACCACGGCACGCTGTCGGCATTGAACACCATGCCCAGCACCTTGGTCCCGAGCGCCTTGGCCCAGCCCATGATGGTCGGATTGTTCGCGGGACCGGGCGTTTCGCGCACGCCAAGCTTCGCCCGCGCGGCGGTGAGCCACGTTGGTTCGGTCATCATCGATTTCCTCTTGTTGGGGAGGCGTTAGGCCTCCGGCTTATCCTTGGCGGTCGCCATGCCCGCGACCGTCCCGATGATCGTCCGCGCCGCCCCCAGCACGAATTTCATCGCGCCGAAGCCCAGCCATCCCGACGAAACGGAGACGGTCAGATAGGCCCATAGCGGCCATCCGAAGTGTTGCGCCGCCGCGCCGCCGATCGCGCCGAAGGCAGGCAGCAGCGAAATGAGAACGGCGATGTCGCGCCAGCTTACCGGCTGCTTGGCCTCTATCTTCTGACCGATGCGCAGCCACTGCCCCGCCGCAACGGCGAAGACGCCGATGCCATAGTGCTGCCAGTCCTTCACAGCGTCACCACCCCTATTCCAAGCCCCGTAAATACAAGCCCGATCGACACCATGAGGCTGACGGTGCGATGCGTGGCGGTGACGGCCTGGACGAAGGCCATGCCGGTGACGGCCATCGTCGCCGCGATGCAGTCGGTGACCACGTCGAAGGTCTGCCAGGTCTCAGGCGAGCGAGAGACGAGCTTCGCCATGTCGCCCGCGCATCCGAACATGAACCCGAAGCCGATCAGCGCGGAGCCGACGAACAACAGCGAGGCGGACCATGGCGCGGTCATCGCGTCGCGCAGGTCGACGTGAAGCCGCTCGATCGTCGCGCGGAACTCGGCGCGGCATTGCTCCCGGCCGGGCTCGCGGCACCGAAGCAACTGCCAAAGCGCCCGACGCGCGGGCCCCAGCCATTGGACGGACGCAACGCCGAAGCGTGCGCCGGTAAGCATCAGCCACCATATGGCCGCCGTGCTGATGACATGGCCGAGCGCGGTCATTTCGCGACCTCCGGTGACGCGAGGAAATGCAGTTCCATGGCTTTATCCTTCAGGCTGCGGTGTTGTAGTTGATGCGCAATTCGGCCTCCCCAGGCGGAAGGTCGTTGGTTCGGCGATCGATCAGTGTCTTGATGTTGCGGGCGGTGTTGAACTGGATGCGCCCGCTGGTCGGCCGGTCGAGGAAGATCGCGGTCCCGCAATCGCGTATCACGTTGCGCACCGCTGCAATCCCGGTGCGGTATTGGGTGCGAAGGACGCGGCCTTGCAGCGTCATCGTGCTGTTGCCGTTGCCCGACCAGGACAGGGCGCGATTGCACGCCACAATCTCGTTCTCGTAAATCTCCTGGTCGCGCACGTCATTGTCTTCGCCCGGCCCAATCGCCCAGGAATAGTTGTACAGGTCGGCGGCCTCGCAATAATTCCATCGGATGATGCCGCTCGCCATGACGGCGATGCAAAAATTATGTCCCCGGACCCGATTGCCTTCGACCAGACAGGTTTCGGACCGAACGACGATCGCGCCCTTGCCACCGCCGGTATAGGCCGCAACCCGGTTGCCCCGCACGATCGCGTGCGCCGGATTGGCGACGTACAGGTGGTTGTTCCGGCTAATCTGGATGCAGTCGGCCTGTACGCCCTCGGGCGGCGGGATCTCGCAACCGATCACGGCAATGATGCCGCCGACGCCTTCGATATAGACCGCGTCACCCGCCGCCTTGCCGATATTGTCGTGGACGTAGCAGCGCTCAATCCACACATCTTCGGCCAGCGCATTGGTGGGCAGCGCGATTTCGCTGAACGGTTTGTTCCGTATCTGCACCACGTCCCCCGCGCTCGCTGTGCCGGACAGCGTGAACGCTATGCCATTCTGATTGAACGCCACGCCGCCGCTGGCCGTGGCGGTCAGCAACGTCCCATCGGGTCGGCGCACCCGCCACCGCGTCGCCGATCCCGTGCCACCCGTCGTGCATTCGATGCGGATGATGCCGGTAAGCACCGCCTCGCTGATCGAATAGGACTCCACGTCCACGTCGGCGGGAACCGACACCAATACCGACTCCGCCTTGCGGGTGTTGCCCCGGATCGCGATCCCGATCGAATTATTATCGTCGCGCGAGCCGTTGCCCGACACCTCGCAGTCGACCAGCATGATGCCATAGCCGCCATAGCTGTTGACGCCGCGCTGCCGTGCGCCGGTCAGGTGCAGGCCCATCACGCGGAAATCGCTGGCGCTGTTCTCGTCCAGGGCGTGCAACTGGCCGATGCCAACCTTGGGCTTCGCCCCGGAACCATATGCGCGGTAGGTAGAGCGATTGTTCGGGGCCAGGGTTTCCTCCCAGACGCCGCCGCGCTCCAAGAAAATGTGCGTGCCCGGCCAATAGTTCAGCGGGTCTTTGACCTTGGCAAGCGTCTTCCACGCGGTCGCCGGGGTCCGGCCGTCGTTGCTGTCGTTGCCCGTCGGGCTGACATAACGCCGCGTCTCGGCCAGGAAGGCGTCGTTCTGATCGGCGACCATCCCCTCAAGGTCATCGTCGCCAACCTCTTCGATGATCTCGATCGAGCGTATCCATCCCGACATGGGCAACGTGCCGTCCAGCCGCGCGCCCACCGCAAGCCGATCAAGCCGCTCCGGCGGGGGCAGGAAGGGCGCATGAGCGCATAGCCCGGCCGCCGCGATCGTCTGGCCCCGCGTGCTGATCCGGTGAGCCATGCGGACCCTGCCGGGACCGTAAAGCCGGGGGATGCAAGGGCGCTTGGGGCTGTTCCATTGCGTGCCGGTCAGCGCGTGGTCGGTGGTTCGGGCCACCGTCATCACTTCGCCGTTCGGATTGCCGAGCTGCATCATCGTGCGCTCGATATTGTTCTGCTGCGCAATCTCCGCCTCGATGATGATCGTGTGGGGCCGATCGAACAGGTTGCGCCCGCGCACCTCCAGCAAATCGCCACCGCGCGCGACCGGCTGGCCGACCGTCACGATGGGGCTGGTGATCCGCAATCGTTCGGCCTGGGCGAGGATGACCAGCACCTCGGACTGCGGGCGCACCACCAAACGGACCTGCCCGCCGGTCTCGTTCGTCTCATTGTGGAGACGCCCGACCCGCTGCCACGTCGCCCCGCTGAATTGCGGCGTCTGCCCACCGCCGCCGGTGACGGTGATATAGCCGCTCCCGCTGATGCAGCGAACATAGGCGCTGATCGCGTAAGCCTGCCCACCTGTGCCGAAAAACGGCACGGGGAATTCGGTGTCGGCGCTCGGATTGTAGAGCCGCACCACATTGCCGTTCATGATCCCGGCATCGAGCAGAGCGTCGAAGATGCCAGCGGAGCGAAGCGCGGACGTGTCATCGACCAGCGTCGCCGTCGCCCCGCCCGGCCGCGATGAGAGCAGCGTCCAACCCGCGATCGAGGTCGGCGCGGCGTTGCGCATGAACAGCATGTTCTTCGACGCGGGTTCGCGCAGGAAGCCAAGGCCGGGCACGATCCGGGGTTGCCCGGCGGGGGCGATGTACAGCTTGCCGTTCGACGCGGCCGAAATGCCGCCCGGTCCTGCTATCTCGATTTCCTTCATCGCCATGGCGGACGGGAACGAGGCGTTGTTCGCCTGATAGTCGCCAGCCACGAAGCTCGACCGCAGTATGACGCGCGGCTTTCGGTTCTGGAGGATCATTCGTAATTCCCCTTCAGATAGACCACCAGGCCGCGCGCGCCGGAACCCTCGGCCTCGACATCGATGCTGACCAAGGCGTCGTCGGGGATGCGCGGGGTCGAAATCGTCGGCTGCGGCGTACCGTCCGCCTTGCTCGAAAGCTGGCCGGGCAGGATGCGGAGCGGCGCGGACAGGATCGAGGCGCCCGCCACCCGGACGTTGATCCTGATGCCATAGGTCTGCGACGAGGACATATCGGCCACGATCACCGAAGCCCGGATTTCCGACAGGATCAGCACGCGCGGCGCGCGCAGTGGTGACAGGCCTGTGGCGACCCGGACCATTTCGCGGGGACTGTAGCAATCGAACGGCCAGTCAAAGGGCTGGCCGGTCGGGACAAGCGTTGCCAGCTTGGCCGGGCACATGACCAGCACCGTCTGGTTGCTGCGGTTGGTCAGCGGGTAGCGACCGTCGCCGTTCGGCCCCCCGGTCGCGGTGCCCATCATCCATGCGTTGAACTGGTCAACGCTTGCGCTCCACGCCTGCCAAACGGCGATGAAGTCCGCGACATTCTGCGGAGTAAGCGTCTGGTCAGCCATCAGAGAAGCGGCCTTTTCTGTTCGAGGACTTCCATGGCCGACCCGGCTTTGACGATCAGCGCGATGTTATCGACCTCTTGATTGGTCACATTGAACTTGAAGGTGTGATCCCCCGCCGGAAGGTCAGAGATGTAGACGAACGGCGTGATGGTCGATTGCGCCTTGCTCTGCGTGCTATCGAACACGTTGTTGATCGTGCCCGCCGGGTACACAGTGGCTCCATCCACATCGACGCTACACGTCATCTGAATGTCGTCGTCCGACTGGAACATGCCGAAGAACGTCACCTTCATGACGCTATCTGGCTCCTGTTTCGTCATCGACACGGTGGCGACCGTCACAGTGGCGTTGCGGGCAATCGAAACGCTGGTTCCGACAGGGGCGACCCGCGTCTGGCTGATCGAGGACGAGACGAGGTGCCGGGTGACGATGGTGTCGGCCTTGATCCGGGTGGCCTCGATCGAGCCCAGCCGCCACACCTTGTCCGTGGTGTCGTAAGACAGGGCGACGATGGCATTGCCCCCGCCATTATCCACGAACAGGAAGCGTTCAGCGACGAAGCTAAGCTGGTTGATCCCGCCCCCGGCAAGCGCCTCCATGCCGACGATATTGCCGTCCGCATTGGCGACGTTCACGAACTTCGCCGTGCCGGTGCTGGAATCCACTTCCTGTAGCTGGGTGATGAATAGGGTGTGGTTTTCGTCCGTCACCCCCAACTGCTCGACCACCTGGCGGACAGGTTTGCCATCCACGAAAATGATGTCGTCGGTATTGGCGCGCCAGGTGCCGTTCACGACCATTTCGTTGGCGACGTTGATGATGTTCTGATTGAGGTCGGAAACCACGTCCTCGGCCTTGCGGCCGCCGACCTGTGTGCCAGCCGGTGCGCCGACCGTAGCGCCGTCCTGCGGACGCTTGCCGTTATCGTCGGCCACCTGGCTCCAAACGGCCGACTGACCCGCCTGGGCGATGCCCTGCTGCACCGGGAACAACGACGGGTCATAGGTGGTCGGTGCGGCGGCCTTGATCGCGGCGGCTTCATTCGAATAGGCCGCGTAGATGTCGGGATGCTCTTCCCGCAGCATCATCGGCACCGTGCCATCAACCTGCGTCGCCACGTCGGCGATGCGGAACAGCTTCTTATCCCAACCGAGCGGAAGGAAGGTGAAGCGGATGGCATCGCCCTTCTGGAATTTCCACGCCGTCGCCTGAAAGATGGCCGTGAAGGTGCCGCCATACAGCGCCCGCCCGAGGCGCAGCTTGAACAGCCGCTGGCCTTGGCCCGGCGATTGGACGAGCGGCAGGTTCACCGTCTGCGCCCGCTCGATGCCGTCCGGGCTCGGGATTGATACCTCGGGCAGGTCGACAAGCTGATAGAGCGAGTTCGCCGAAGGATCGGTGTAACCGCCGCGAATGACGTTGATGGAATCGGTCAGGGGCGGCGTCTGGAGCCAAGTGAACTCGCCCAGGACGTCGGCCGTGGTGAGGTCGCCGATCGGCGTGGCAAGGTCATTGTGCAGGACCGTGATGCGGATTTTGCCGTCGGCATCGTCCAGCACGGCGTTCATCGACGCCTTGAGGTTGTCGAGCACCAAGCCGGGGCTGTCGCCTTCGCTCCATATGCCGTCCACCCGGTAGCGGGGCTCGGTCGTGCCATCGGCGCGTGTCACGGGCTCGTCGCACAGATTGGCGGCGGTGATGAAGCTTTGCAGGTCGATGCGTGCCGCCGGGATGCCCTTGCCGATCGCGAGTTTCCATGCGCCGGTCGTGGGGTTCTGGATGCGCCAGCCGAGCAGGAAGAACAGGAGCGCCAGTGCCGGATTTCGGCACGCGCTGGCATTCCATGCCCAAGTCCTCTGATCGTCCGCCCGCATCGAGCCCGACCCGCCGGGAACGGTCGAATCGAGGCGGGGGTCATAGAATAGTGCGCCATCGCCCACGATCGTCACGCGCGACGGGATGGCGGATGCGAAGGGGCTTTCCGCCTTCTTGTCGTTGCCGGTCAGCTTGTACCGGAGATAGACATACGCCAGCCCGGTATAGCGCCGCGAGGAACCCATGCGCGAACCGATGTTGATCGCGTTGGCGGCGGACCCTTCAAGGATCGGCGTGACGGACAGATAGCCGATATAGGGCGCCTGGACGCCACCCGTGACGGTCCACGCCAGCTTGTCGTCAAACCAGATTTCCCGAATGGCCTGGCAGCGATGACTGGCCGACACGATGAAGCGGTGCAGCAGGCTTTGGTCGGCGGACCATTCCTGATCGCGCAAGTCCGTCGCCATGGCGGTGGACCCGACCACCGTCTTGCGGAACGCCCGCAACTCCATCGATACGCTCAGCCGATTGGCGTTCGCTTCGCTGGCGGCTGGAGCCTTGGGCTTCGGCGATAGCAACGAACCGGCGGTATTCAGCACCGCACTGACCGCGATCAGGCTGCCGACCGTCAGGCTGCCAACGCCGAACCCGGCCGACATGATGAAGCTTAGCGACGCACCAGCCGCAAGGCCGCCCGTGATGATCGCGAGCCCGGCGACCGCGACGACGGCACCGGCTATCTTGAGCGCCTTCGCCATCAGCCAACACCCCAGCAACGCGCCCACTCGGCGCGCGGGTAGCGGACCAGCCCGGCGACGCCATTCTCTTCCCCGACAAAGACGGCATCCGTCCCGATGCAGATGCCCACCATGTCATCGACCATGACGAGGTCGCCGCGTCGCGCGTGACCAGTCGCCCGGTCGGGGAAGGCGGCGGAAATGGTGTCCGAAAGCGTCCCCGCGCCATAGCGGCGCAGCGCCTTCACCGATCCGGCCGCGCTGGAATAATGCCCCCTGTAGGAAGCCGCCGGATCAGTGCCCGTCATCGCCTCGACCGCACCGGCCGCGAACAGCGCGCAATCCGTCACGCCCCAGGCGAAAACCGCACCCTCATGCGCCGCCAGATAGTCGTGCAGGCGCGCTTCCCAATCGGGCAACCGGATCATAGCGCCTCCATTCGGTTTCCCATTCCGCCGCCGCCACCGGCGTAGGGGTTTTGCGTGGGGGTGTTGCTGACAAGCGGGCTGCCGCTCATCCCGTTGGCGACCGCGATCGAGGCGCGCGCCGACTGGTCGCCGGGATCGAAGGTTTCCTGATCCTGATAGGTCCGGCCCGATTCCTTGCTGAAGGCGGCCAGATAGCTTTCGATCGTCAGGTTGATGGTCTGGTTTTCGGGCGAGCCGCCGATGGTCAGCGACGTCATCCAGCCGGTGTAATAGTGCTGGACCGCGCCTTGCTGGTTGCCGCCCTCGTCGCGGATCATGCGCCATAGGCGCGCGGTCCGGCCTTGCCAGTTGGCCTTATTGCCGATGATGTTCATCAGGTCCGCGTCGAGCGCGACGAGACCGGAAAGCTTCGCGGTGACCGCGTCGGAGCCGCCGTCCTTGTTTCGGACAGGCCCGATGTCCACCACCGTCGGGTCGATCCCGTCGAAGGTGAACCCGTCAAGGTCGGTATCGCCCGTCCCGCTGAAACCATAGCTCCGGCCAGCCGTGCAGGCGCGCAGTGGATCTCCGACGATGTCGAGATAGCAGAAGAATACCGGGCGGATGACCTGGGCGTCTAGCGCCGCCGATGCGGCTGCGTCGGGGCGGCTCATTTGCGTTCCTCCGCCGACACCGCGAATTGATAGAGCTGGCCGGGTTCGACATCCCAACCGGGCGGCTCGCTGGTCAGCGCGACCACGGCATAGGGACGCTGGATTTCGACCGTCGCGCCAGTCGCCGGCACCTCGCCGAGTTCGGGGCCGAAGACGGCGGTAGCGAGCCCCTGGCCGTTGCTGACCAAGTCTTGCGTCAGGCAGACCAGACGACGGTGCCCGCTCGGCAGAAACACCGTCATCAGGTCGCCGGTGACCAATACCGTCTGACCGCCCGGCAAGCCCTGCAACGGCAGGGTGTTCCCACT